GAGAGGTCTACCGCGAGCTGGGCTAGCCCTTTGCTCATCTCGGCTAGCTGGTCCCCGGTACCTACCATCGGCTGCAGAAGCCCGCCGAATTCCGCGGCCATCTCTCGAAGAGTGAACCGCGATCGTCCCATCGATCCGGCTACCTCGTCGGACCAACGGACAATATCATCCGCGCTCTCTCCGAAAGAAAGAGCCATCAAATTCAAATTCTCTTGAGCGTCGCTCGCGAGCTTCGTTAGTGCCACGAACGGCGCAGCTATAATCGTAGCCTGGAAAATCGAAGCGAAAGCGGTCTGTAGCATATCCGCTTGTTTCGTGAGCCCCTGGAGCCCTTTCTCAGCGTCTTTTTGGCCTTTTTTATCGTACTGTAGACCGAATACGGCCAAGAGCTCACGAACGATCATTTCTTGCCTGAGTTCCTTTCGATCTCTTTCGCGGCTTTCTGCTCCGCGGCCTCATACAGGTCTAATATTACGTTGGCATCATGCACATCGTCAATTGACCATAAGGTCTCGATCTCGTGCAAAGAACTCGAGTACTTTTGAGAACTCGCGATTCTGTGCAAGGTCCAATCTATTCGCTCTGGGATTGCGACACTTGTTTTTGGGTCCGGATTCGGGCGAGGACTCCGGATAGAAGATCCTGCCCGTTCGAAAAACCCAAGAAATTCACCCGTAGAGCAAAAGCGAGCCACTGGAAAAGCTCCAAATAATTCCCCGCGAATCTGAACTCCATTTCGTTTTTGAGCTGTCTCTTGGCCCCTTTGTCACCGATCAAGAAAGAATATTCCGCCAAAGTATCGACTACATAGTCGAAATCATCCTCCCCGAGATCCGCGGCCAGTTGTTCGACCGCGGTCGAGAAAGCCGGCCCAATCTCGCGAACGTTCAATTCCCCGAGATCTTTATCCTCGAGCTCTGGAGAATTTGACAGCGCTTTGCCGATAGTCGGCCCTAAGACCTTGTAAAGGCGCAATAAAAGCTTATGACCTAGAGAGTAAGGTAACTGCGTGACCTCGTAAGTCGTACCATTGATCACTTTAGATTCAGATTTCAGGGACATAATTCACCTCTTTAGCGCCCGGGAGCGCGATTAGCTTTGGACGCTTCCCCCGTCTAGACCGTCGAGCTTAGCGACTCGGATCTTCCATTCTCGCTCGGTCGGAGTTCGATCCCAGGAACTATCCGGGGCTTTCGCAATCCAGCATTTTTCAGCAACGAGGAGCGTACCGCCCACGAGATTGCTAAGATCCTGCATGTAGAAAGGCCCAACCCCGACGCCTCCCGGAGCGTTCTTATCGGAGTTGTGCAGCGCCGATAGGAGCGTATTGGTAGGCGATGACTGCATAAGCCGGATCGTGATCGTGGCTCGTCCGTCGTTCGACTTCGAGCGCGTAACCTCGCCGTCCGTTCCGACTACATCCTGAAACGCGTCGCTATCGCGTTCGATCGTACAGAACTCACCGTCCGCGAAACCTGTAATAGGGATACCTGCAACCGTGATCAGTATTTGATCTGGGTCATAGAGATAGAGATCGCCAGCTGCCATGTCAATCCTCGTTATACGCTAAGCGTACCCTGAATCGTGATTTTGTGCACCGCTCCCGCTAGATAGGCCGAAAATTCGACATCCGGGAAATTACGAAGCGCTTTGTTCGCTGCGCTGATATCGGCCACTTCCGGGATCGTGATCACCCAAGGGGTATCATCGGTATCAGGAGCCAATAGCCCGCGTTTCGATGCCTCCTGCATCTGAGCGTAGATTTCTGCGTAGATCAGCCCACCCGCTTGATCATACGGGATCTTGTCCAGATTTACGAGAAGCGCATAGATTCGCTCTTGGAGTCGTACCTGGAACCAGTCTACCCCGCGGGTAATATCTAACCATTCACCCGAAGCCGCGTAGCCTTTTTGAGTGATATTCACACCCCCTACGCTCGTGTAATAATTAGCCGATTTTCCGTCCAATGCAGTCAACTGAGCCGCAGTTAAAGTGCTCACCGTGAGCCCAGACAAGGTCTTGTACGCCCATGTCGCGCTGCCTGGATCCTTCGGGAGCATTTGCCCCATCCACCGACAGCCTGCGTACTGACTATTGTAATTGGCCTGGAGAATCGCGCTACGATCATACGCTGCAGCGGCCAGATCCGAGCAAATGTCCGTGGTAGTCCCAGCATCCGCATTCTCGGTATCGATATTACCCGAGACGAATATCATGCGCTGAGTCTCTACCTGAGCGGCCAGGGCTAAAATCTCGGCCTCGCTCTGGCTATCGAGCGCTACGCCGTAAAAATCCGAATCCTCCGCAATGATAGCAGCCCAATCCGTAGCGATACCTGGATCTGCCGTCAAATCCTTGATCGTTAAGCCTGTACTGGCTCCACCTACGGCGAGGAGTCGACGTGCGCTAACTTCGGCCGAGAGAGCCATTGTAGCTCCTCCGCCACTGGTCGTTTCTCGGAGATCTGCCCCTGCGTGGGAAGCAAAAGCAAAATCAAGAGCATCCGAACCGTTATCGACTACCTCGGCAGCGGTATAACCTCCGGCAATGATCAAAGCTTGGAGCCCGTCTCGAATCTCGGTGGCCGTGGCGGTAGAGTCCGAGGTAAACGCGAAAGCGGTACCATCGATCGTAACCGTATAGACTTGAGAGTTAGCTACACCGTCTACGGTCAAAGTAGCGCTCGCTACGTTTTTCGGAGTCAGTGTAACGTGGGTCGTATCATCGCTAGCTGTAACCCCGGTGACCGCGGCATAAAGAGCGGCTAGCGCCGTACAAATCGTTGCTACGCTAGCGCCGGCTAGGATCGTGTAGTTTACCGTGGTCCCGTTCAGGGTAAGACTAAGAACCTCTCCAGCGGTCGTAACCGTAGGGGTTACGCGAATCGATTGGACGGAGGGGAGCGCTTTTCGGCAAACTTTCCAGCTCTGCACGCTCGGGTTCTGGGCTTTCAGAGCCGTGGCCATGAGATAGGCTGCATCGCTGGTCAAATGCCCATCATCGGTCATACCAGTGAGCGAGGTATACTCCCTTACCCTTTCCGGGAAAACGCTAGTAGGGAAATAAGCGATCAGACCCGGGGTCCCGAATCCAGCGCGGGAGGGGCTAGACGTCAAAGTAGTTATGCTAACATCAACGATTGCATCAAGGGACATGTCTCACTCCTAGGGGAGCTCTTCCTCCCACTCGATATCGTCTCCCGCGGGCGTTGTCATAGTGCCCGAAGTCGTGTATTTTTCCGTAAACGAATCCGCTTCGTTCTCATCTCTATCATTTACCACGGCAGATAGATGAACGTCTAGGTGGGCTTTAGACTCGATCCGGTCATCCACCCACGAAGTAAGATCCTGCAAAGGCTCCGTGCTTGAAACGACTAATCCCGCCGCGTAAAGCGTCGCTCTAGTACTTGGTTTTTTCAGAGAGCTACGCAATTTCTCTAGATAATACATAGCAGTAGTATTACCGCTCTGATCTCGCGTCTCACAAATCATGGTCAGTAATAACGAGCGGTTACCTTGGACGGTCGGAACGAAGTCCTCCCCGACGTCTAGATCCGTATCTTGCGCCCAGTGGAGCCAATCAACCCCGAGATCGTTCGAATCTTGGAGATGCAACCGAATCCGGGGCTTACTCTGCCATCCACCGGCATGATCCCGCCATTGCGCGGTAATCCCGGACTGGGCCTCTACCCAGGTCTTGATCGCTGTCCGGAATGTCGCAATAGGTAATGTCATGCGTTTTTAACCTTGTGATCGATCGAGGCTCTGAGCTGTCCGGTATCGATCAACGGCTTGCTCGATCCCTTGCGTTTAATTGTGGCTGGTTTTAGGGGTGGAGGAATGCCGCTAGAGATTCTACGTTGAATCAACCCTTTGATATAGAGACCGAGCGTTTCTAATGCTTTTTTAGTGTCTAGCTTACCCGCTATTACTTGATTTTGTAACTTCTTTGCGGTCTTAGCAATATTATCGGTCTTTTGATCAAACGTAGCGCGTAAAAATGAGCGCTCCGGGATCACAATCTTATGTGGTTTAGTTCGAGGTAATGCGCGCGTAGCGGTAGCATCTGAAACAAAATGAGCCATCCCATCCGCGCCAATAAAATACGCCGTCCCGCCCGGGTGATTAATCGTGGCCCCGAGCTCATGAGCCGCGGCGATCTCGATATTCGGCTTTCCTCCGTGATCCGCGCTGGCTTTAGCGCCAAATACCCCGACTTGAACGTGAGGTTTATTCTTCGCTTTTTCGATCTCGCGCTGGATCCGTTTCCAACCACGATCTTTGTCAATGATTTTCGCTTTACGCCGGGGCATTAGATCACCCGGCACCCGGCGCCTATGCTTTTCCGGATCTGTTCGTACTGGATCCAATAAACCGTTTTCTCGCCTTTTTTATCAATCCGCGCGAGCTCTCCGAGCGGATTGATTGCGACGAAATGAGCAGCTAAGGCATGAATGGCGTGATCCGCTTTTGAGCCGTACCAATCGCTATCTACCATCGCTTGAGCTTGTGCTATGCATCCATCGACCATATCCGGATAGTCCGTAACCGCCGCAGCGAGCTCCGGGTATCGGGTGGTCAAACTGGTCGCGTCTACGGCCATTACGCAGCCTGTTCCGGCTCAGGATCGGGCTCTTGAGCCGCGAGCTTTTCTAAGCGCTTTTCACAATCGTTTTTGACGGTTTGGCGTTCATCGCTCTCGAACCATTCCAAAAGTTTCTCTTGATCTTCACAAGCCTGGATCAAGGCTCGGGCCTTCATAGCATTGACCCCTGAGAGCTCAGAAACGGGCTCAGGAGCCGATTCTGGCTCTGGTGCAGGTTCGGGTTCGAGTTTCGGCTCTGGAGCGCTCACGGGCGCTTGTACGGCCTGCCCCTCACCTTCGACGATTTCCATGACCATATGCAGATCTTTCCAGGATTTGAAACACGGATTAGAACGAATCATCTCTAGCTTGACTTCGTCCATATCCGGGAAATCGTTCTTTCCGGGAAGGAGCTTAACTCCCTCGACTAAGAGCATTCTCGCGGTCTTGTTTAAAAACTTGGGCATGATGCACCTCTTACGGGTGTGTAATGGAAGCGCTCGGACCCGGTACAGCCAAGATCCGAGCGCCCGGTAGCGCTCACCCGAATAAGCGCATACCTCCGGGGAAGAGGTGCACCCCGGCCTTTCCGGTCTAGATCCCGTCCATATACACCATCGCGAGCGGGTATCGGATAACGACTCCGCCGCAACGGGCATGGCAAGGAACAACAAACGATAGATTCTTGGCCTGTGGCGGGAATTGCTCAAAGTCCTGAGGAATCACGAGCTCGAGCACTTCCGGGTCTTTCTTGTAGACCACCATACGAGGTCCGGTGCCTGCGGCGTCCGCCGTATTGAGCTTGTACCAGAAATCAACCATTCGCACGCTAAGGTTGTTCTGGAGAAAGCTCTGGAGAATCGTGCGGTCACTTAGAGGGCTGTTCTCGGTCTGGCTAATGTGCCCGTACTCGGTAGTCGATAGAACTATCGAATCCGCGGAGAAAGTTTGTAGCGTAGCATCCCAGACCGCTACTACGGCGTTGTACATATCTTGCTTGATATCCGCAGGGGCCTTCGGCGGAGAGCGCCCACCTACCCAGCGAGCGGAAGTGCCATCCGAGACCGCTGCCGAGATGCTAACGTTCGGATGATTGATAAAACCCTTCATTTGACCCGCAGCGTAGCCTGTGGCCGCGATATCGTCGATTCGGAGCTCGATCCCGCGCCGCGCGGCCCGCGCTTTGCGCATTTCGAGCTGTGAGCCGCTCATAGCCGACCTACGGAGATCCTGGATCGAGTAGTCGTAGGCTTGCCCTAGACCTTCGATCGATTGACTGAACTTCTCAGTCAGCGCAGTGACCATCGGCAGATCGTCGGCATAATTGGCGATGATATCGGCCATACCGATCGAATCCCATTGCTGATAAGCAACCGTCTCGGCGCCTGGATCAACGCTAGAATCAATCGGGATGAATTTACGGGCTTTCAGGTCAGGGTACTTGATGTCGTACGTCTGAGCCTTCACATATTCGAGCTGTTGCTCGAGAGCGGCCGTATACTTCGCGTCTTTGCGAATCTCGGACAGGCCGAGTTGATCCAAAATCTGTTGCAGTCGAGGATCCATAATCAAGATCTCCTATGGCTCAAACCAGTTGCCTATCCCTCATCCCTTACGGGAGATTCCACTCAACAACCGCTAGGCTGTCAGCGGTAATTTTCTGACCTGTGAAAACCGCTTGCTGCGCGTCCAATACTTCCGTATCGGAGCCATCGTCCGCGGCTCGAATCGCTCCGAGCAATTCCGACCCCGAAGCCACGTGTCGGACATACACCAACCCGCCTTGGGCGACGTTAGCGATATCCTCCACCGACATCCAGATCCGGCCTTTTCGTAAAATCGGGACCGATTCCCCGGCGCTGAATCCGCCGTAAGGAGCGCTCAAGCGCGTAACCTTCGAAATGTCGGCCATTGCTACGCCGAGCACGTGCCGGCTCGAGAAATCGGTAGCTAGCCGAGGAAGCCGGCACTGTGCCAGCTTGCCGGTCAGAGAATCGGCGGTCTGACGATCATCATCTACCACTACGGCCCCGAATTGGATCGAGTCCTCGTGATCTACGAGCTCGGCCAGGGTCAAGACACCGGAAGCTGGATTCGTGATCGAAACAACCACTTCGGTCTCGAACGAATCATTCTCGATGTAGAATGAATCGTTAGCTTCCGAAGTCGTGAACGATTCGGTCGTTACCGCATCATCCCCGGCATCAATCAAAGCCTTTAAACCGAGAGCGATCTCGGCTTTGGTGGCATCTGAATCCGAGGTAAAATCGTAATTCGTGCCGTCGATCGTGACACGAAAAATCTCGGCATTTGCTTCGGTAGTAACCACGACCGAATACAGTTGCTGAGCCGCGTTGACCCGAGAGATCACGTCCTGAAGGCCGGAATCCGCGAACATGCCCGCGATTGCAACCGATGGTAGCTCACTTTGAGAAGTCTGCATAATTTGATCTCCGTTGATCTCTAGGATCTACTCCAGAGGTTACTGCGTACAATTACTTTTGGTCAACCTCGGGGTTCTTCCAAGCATCCCGATGTCTATCTAGCATTCGTTGACGAGCTGCATTGCTATCGAAGCGATCGTCTTTTTGCTTATCGCCGGGCTGGCCGGCTTTCGAGACATGAGCATCGCAGCGAGCCTTGAGCTTCGTATCCTCCGCGCGCTTCTCGTCCCAGCCCTCTAAAAGAGCATCGAAACGTGATTCGACGTAATCGTCGCTCTTTCCTTCGAAGGAGCGGTCTTTGTTGTCATGGCGCAAGGTCTGCTCCATGATCTCGCGCTTGGTGCCTTTCACTTCCGCCTCATCCCCGAGCACTTTCTTGGCCTGGCCCAAGAGAGCTACGCGGGCATCCACGGCGCTATCAAAACGCTCGGGATCGGTAGCTTCTTTTAAGGCTTTCTCGGTCTCGGTCAATTTCTCGGTCTGGGCGTCGAAACGACCCTGGAGCTTGTCGAACTCGGCTTGAGCCGAATCCTGGCGCTTTTGCTCTACCTTATAAGCTTGAGCCGCGCTTTTCGGAATCTCGAACTCAACGCCATTGATCGTAACCTTTTCGGTGTCCATTGTAGTCCCTCGAGAGTGATCTTTACGAGTACTTTCGCTTGCTCGCCCAGTATCGGTTGGATCCTGATCTACTGTCAATGTGGGGTCCAGGATAGCGGCCTCCGCGTCTAAACGGAGTCCTATCTCCGATCCAGCCCGGCCCCAGCCCTCCGGCCCGAGCGCGCAATGGTTGTACCGGATATCTCGCTGGATCTGGTCGTATCGGCCGAATTCCGGATCCACGCCGGATGTGCTGTCGATACGACATCGGTACCCGAGCGAAATCTCTTTTAAGTCCTTTCCGGCACGATCTATGGTGTCTTGGTCCATTATCGTCAAAGCGCCGGTCAGGTGTGTATCTGCTCGGGCTACTTTCTCTCCGACCCACCCCTTAGCGAGCTTCGTAGCATTGCGCGGATTGACCCAACCTTCGGCCGGATGATCGATAACGACCGGAGCGCCGGCCAGAGAAGCCATAGAACCTTCGGAGAAAACCTCATCCGCGGGGCGGAGCTCTCTCACCGTGGTACCGTCCGCGCGGCGATAGATGAACACGCCGGCTCGGGTAAAATGCGCTGGAGCCTTGAGGAACCCTTGCGGGGTCAAGGATGTCTTCGGGGAGAATCGCGCCAGATCAAAGCGAGAGACCTTTTTCATTCCCTCACGATCGCACGGGGTCAGTTACGGGGTCAAGGTTTGGTCAGTTCTTCGGTCCGCAATTCCGGATCGGGCCCATCATATCGGCGCCTTGCTTCTGAAGCCGATAGTGTTGATCTACTTCCTCGTCCGTGATCGATTCGCCTGCTTTGATCTTCTCCGCCACGATATCGATGCAATCCTGCACGCCCTCGAGGTAATCAGCGCTCCGTTTTACCTCTTTCGCTTTTTCCCGAAGCCCGCAGAGCTGGCCAAGGAACAGTTTAAACATGCCGATCATTTGCTCGATCTGCATTTTCGCGAGTCGATTCAGCGCCATCGAATTACCTCTTTTGCCCAGAGTGACAGATCCGGTCATTTAGTGCAAGAAAAATATTACTCACTCTCTAAAAGCGCATCTAGTACAGGCACGGCGTTGCATCGACATTGATAATCCTGTCCGGGATGCGCGCGGCGCCCGCTTTTGTAGTCCACGATAGGTGGATCATCCCAACGCTGTCGAGTGCCGTGGAGCTCCGCATGACGTGGTCTCACGCGCTCGTCTTGGCTCGAATCCCAATCATATTCCTCGATCCCTACGTTCGTTTGCCGGAGTTCGGTCATTTCCCCGTGCAACCGAAGGGTCTGATCTCGAGCAAGTAACGAGGCTTTCGATTTAGCCACGCCTAACTGATTCATAAGCTGATCACGAATGTACTCTACGCGCTGGCCAGATTGCACTCCGCGGGACACGATCGAGCGAAAGCGCTTGATCTGATCTGTGTGTAGTGATTTCACAAGCTCGAGATTCTCTTGAACGAAAGCCTGGATCGTGGCCTGTCGGAAAGGCTCGGGCGTAATCAACTCTACCCCGAGCCCTGCTTTCATCTGGCGCTGGAATCCTTCCGAGTTGATAGTATCGACCTGCTCCCCGACCGCGTTCAATTGCGTCTCGGTCTGGATCGGCGGATGAGCTTCGGCGAATAGCACGGGGAAATTCGAGAACACGCGCAAGATATCATCAATCGCCGCATCCCGGCGCACGCCTCCCCGATCCGCGATTCCTTGAGCTACGATGTTCGGGAGCTCATCAATCACTTGCTCAAAAAGGAGCTGGCTCAAAGTACGGTGCATCTCCTTTAGCATGATCTGAAAACGGAGTTGAGCGGCCTTCGGCTCGCGCATCATCGGGATCTTGCGCTTTCGGAGGCGCTGTCCCGCGAGCTTGGCGATCATGCGCCGGAAAGCTATTTCACCTCTACGGATGGGCATTACTCATCATCATCCGCAGGCCCCGGGGATTTCGGCGGTTCAAGTGCCTGCCCGGGAATCGGCGGAGGGATTGGCTCTTCGCCGGCTTTTTCTTTCGCGAGATCGATCTCGGCCTGGAGCATCTCCTCTCGAGCTTCCATATCGATCTGAGTATCTGAGCTAAAGCCTTTCGCCTTGAATCGATTGAGCGCTACTTCCTCAGGCAACAAAACACCCGCGTCGATATAGATCTTGTCCTTCTCAGCGGTCTTTTTCTCGAACTCGGCTTGCTCCTCATCGGACATTTGCCAGAGCTTGCCAAATTTAACTTCCCAAGCCTCTGGCGCCGAGCCTGCGAAATCCTGGGCAAGGAACACGAGCTCGTAAAAGCGCGTGATAACGTCCAGTAAGTGATCCTCTTGATAGATCTTGACCTTATCGTACCAAAGCCGGATATCGGCCTCTCCGGTTGCGTTAAGCCCTTGGGGAGATTGCCCCATGAGCACGATCACAGGCATCCGCGCCGCCGCCGCTAGTCGGATCATGTACATTTTCATAACGTCCGGGATACCGGCGAATGAATACGTATCCCGAGTGAATTCCTCGTTTTCCGCATCGAGCATGATAGCCCGAGCAACGCTCCGGCTCATGTCTACTAATTGCATTCGGGACGAGAGAGCGTCTTTATCTCCGCTCGCGATCATCTCGGCCAGATTTTTGATCTTGAATTTGCCTTGGCTGGCGTCCTGCAGTAAATGACCGATCGCTTGCCAAGAGCTCCCGAAGTCCCTAACGGTCTCGTAAACCTTCTGCAAAACCGAATCATGCCAGCCGTTATCCCGCTCAGCCCGGATAGGGCTCGTTCGAGTGCCGTCCATCCTCAGTATTCGAGATTCGTGAATCTTCGCCCCTGGCTGCAGATCTTGCGGCGTGACGGCGTTCATCGTCGCAACCCACTGGATCTCGTAAATCTCAGGCTGGCCGAACCGCTCGAGAGTCGTATAGCGTTGGGCCGGGATTAGAGATCTCTTATCGAGTACCTCCGCAAACGTAATCGCTTTGATAGCGGCCTCGTTAACGGGCTGATCCTCTTCCTGCCCGTCGTCAATACCTAAATAAATCACGGCTCCGCCAAATACCCGGGACCAGACCGCGCAATCCTTTAGAGCCTTCGGAAATTTTAGCTTTTTCTCGTATTCATGAAGTTGCGAAGCAAGCCCAGGATCATCGTCCTCCGAGCTCAAATAGTAACCATTACGGAGGGCTTCCTCCGGGAGCGCCTCACAGATCCGAGCCGAGATATCATCGTCGTGATAGAGATCTTCGAGTGTCTGATCTGCGATCTTGGAATCGTATGTAAAATAAGTGCTTTCTCGCTTATCTCGTAGAGCGTTCCCGAGCCCCGTCAGAGCGTTGTACCACGAATCTACACGGCGCTGGATCTGGCTACGGATTGACATAGTGCATCCTTCTGGAGACGATGAACGACGCCCGATCTCCGGGGATATCTACGGTCTCTGCTCTCCACGGTACCACACCTGGGTTTTCTTCGTAAGTGTAGGACTTGAGCTCGGCTCCGAGGCTCTGATGCGTGGATTCGAGCTCACCGTGCTGGATGAGATTCGGTACTGGTACATAGATCGAGCGATCAGTCTCGCAACACCAAAGCGTTAAGCGGGTGTCATCGCAAGGCCAAGCCGGATCGATATTCCGGTTACAGAATTCGATAAACGGCTCAATCCAAGCGCAGGGGAGGATCAAAGCGCCACCCCACGAAAAAGTATTGTACTTGTAAAAAGCACCGGGCTTTGGCACTATCACCTCGGAGCGCGAGCCCCAAAGACTGATCACGGCCTGAGGGAGTACCTTGAGCACTTGATTGACTTGGCACATGAATCCAATGCATGGACGTATGTCGTCGTGGATCACGAGATGATGCCCCTTATCTCGAACGCCGGATAACCAAGCATCTCTAGCGCATTCCCAGAGAGATCCCTCGGTATGGAGATCTACGTACCAATCCGATAAGATTTTCTTCGATAGCGCCGGGTGCATCGGGCGATCGGGTTTATGCATCATCGCGATTGTAAGCATCAAAATCCCCTCTTTAAACTCTCAAGGTACGTCGAAACGGTCTGAACATGCAAGTGGACAAGTGCTTGCGTCATTGCATCAACTTGATCATCCTCTCGACCGGGATCGCCGTTGAACGAAACGAGCTCTTCTATGAAATCGTGCACCCACGACGCCATTGACGGATCCGGGATCCAGACATTACCGCTCTCCCAGAGAGGCTCTACCGCATGAGCTCTCGAGAGCTTCCCGCCCTCAGGATTGATCGGGATAAGCCCTGGGATTCGCTTCCTCATGAGATTGATCACGGCCGTTCCGTTGGCTTTGTCCTCTATGAGCTTTTTCGTTGCTTTAGGCCATTTCGCCGAGAGCGAGGCTACGGCCTTACAGGTCTCGGAAAAAGACATCCGATCCCTGACCTGATCAATCAGATAGTAACAGCCGTCTTTCCGCGCCCAGACCTGTCCTACGACATGATCCGAATCGGTGAGCCCTTTGAACGAGCAATCCCACGATTGAATCAACTGAGTGCCCGGGCCTTTCGCCATTGCGCGCCAGAATTGAACCCAATCTCGTTTAAAGATCCCGCCACCGCTCGGCATGGGCCTTTGCTGATCCTGGGCTGCCACTCCGCGAGAGCCAAGCTCCTTTTTTCGTTGAGCTAATACCTCCAAAGGGAATCGTTCTTCCCAGAGCAAATCGCCTTCTTTTTTTCTAGGATCTTTATACCCTAACGGTGTAGGCGGGAGCTTTTCACCTTTATCGGATTCAGGGAGCGAGCAAGCGTGGGGCACCGTAACAACGCATTTACGCTCGTACTGCATCGGTAGATTCAGATGGACATAGTCCCCAGAGCCGAGCACGTGAGCGCTTAAATCAGATTCGTGTAGCCGTTGCATGATAATCACGCGCGTAGCTTTCGCGGGATCAACCACGCGAGTGGCCATGGTCTCATCCCACCACTCTTTACAGACCTGGAGCCTTACGCTATCCACGCGAGCACCGCGGGCGTCTAGAGGCTTGATAGGATCGTCTACGAGCTGTCGAGTAGCGTGCTCTCCGGTAACGCCCCCGCCCACGGTTACCGCGAATCTAAAACCGCCCTCTGAGTTTCGATACTCAGTACCGGTCCATGAATCGGGGTTCTTTTTCCAGAGATGGCCCCAGCGCTCTTGGAACCATCGTGATTCTAGCAACTGTCTAGAGCGCAAAGAGTCGCGTCTAGCGATACGATCGGAGTAAGAGGACGTGATCCATTTCTCGGCCGGATCTCGTACCCAAGACCACGCCGGCCAGAGGCACGACACTATGATCGATTTGCTCGTGCCCGGAGGGACGTTGATCACGAGTCGTTTGATATCAAGTCGAGTTACCGCCTCGAGATGCTCCGCGAAAGCGTCATGATGGTAATTGGCCATGAACTCGCGAGCGGGTTCGACCTGGTGCCAAGCCATCGTGATGAAATCCCGGAACGATCGAGCCCCGAGCTCTCGATCCAGAAGGATCTCTTGTTCGGGAGAGATCATTACGCGCCTTTTTTAGCTTTATCCTGCAACCGGCGCAATTCGCGGAGCTCCTCGGTCGTGAGCTGGGAAGGATCAAAAGTCGAATCTTTGTTCTCGCCGATTTCGGTAGGGTCGCCGTTGATCAAGCGCTCGAGCACTACACCACGATCGCCGAGTAAACGGAGAGAGGTCAAGTTATCAATCGTCGGCTCTCGAGCGCGCTTCTCTTTCTCGGCCTCTTTTTTCTCTGCTTCAATTTTAGAGGCCCATACATTGAGCTCTTCCATTGAAATTTTTTGCATGAGATGAGCAATCGCTTTGTGTCGCTTCGCTGTCTGCTCTACCTCTCCAGCTTTAGATCCCCTCCATCGCCGATCCATCTCAGCATCATAAGCAGCGCAACGTTTCTGCCATTGCCACTTAACCGACCAGCGCAAAAACCGTCGATAAGATTTACGCCCTAGCAACTTCGCAAGACCGGGGATCGAGCGATTAGCGCCCATCTCTCGGTACTGGCAAAAAGTAGCATACGCTCGAGCCGGCTCTTTTTTGAGCTTATCCCAGATAGCTTGACCGTCACTTGCTACCAGTGCGGCAAATTGCGGGTGTTGTTCCATGGCTCGAGTTTATCACTCGCAAGCACAACACGCTAGAGTGCAAAAACCGTTATTGCACGCTCCAGGGCACATACAACAATTGTTAAATCCATCTATCGCCGGATCTCCATGGACAGGAAAAATCAGCTCTCCGCAAACGATCTGGTTTTCCCCGAGAGTACAAGTACCGGATGAAAGAGGGGCTTTCGCCTCCGGCTCTTTTGCTTCGGGTGATTCCGAAAAATGCTCGAGTAGTTTCTCGACACGCGAAACTATCTCATTCAAACTTTCTCGACATTCAGCGAGCTCTTTATCCTTGCCTCTATAGCGAAGTTCGAATTGCTCCTCAAGAGCATCTAGAAAAACCTGAGCCGCTTTATCTGGTTTCAGACTGCCAGTGATTTTCAGCCTATCGCCGCAGAAATCTAGCTTGAATAGTTCTTTGCTTTCGTGCTCGATACTCATCGTGCAATAATCCAGGATAACCCCGGTCGAAATTTTCTGATCTCCGAAAACCGGAGTATTCGCCAAAATCGCGAACACAACCAAAGTCATGATTCACCTCTTTTTGCGGGCAGATAAGGGGATTTAGGTTTTTCAGTAGGTGGTTTCTGTCGAGGTCTCTTCTCCGGGATAAAGGGGCTCTTCCCTGGATCCAAACCTGGATGCACTCCCGGGTTCGGGAAATCCTCTATCCAGCTAGGTGTTTTGCCGGGTTCGTAAGGATTCATGTATTCACCTCTTTTCATCTACGAGCTCCTACCAATACTCTAGGTAGGCAGAGAATACCTAGGAAGGTAGTAAAACGCTCCTTCTACCCTTGCTGCTGCGTCATGCTAAGGATTTTCTTTTCAAACACCTGCACTATCCAGTACCTTCCTCGAGAAAAGCCACAATCCGCGCCGCTACCGACTTCTCAGGATACTGTTTCTTTAACTTACGTAATCCTGCGTGAAAGCGCTTTTCTTGTTTCTCATCGTCGAATAACAGCGCGTATTGAGGCGGTGGTTTTTCAGGTTCCTCGGTTTGAGATATTTTCTCGATATCAGGCGCCGCGGTCCGGAAGGGTTCTGCTTTTGCGTCCGGGGGTGGCGGGAACAGAACATCGAGATCAATATCCGTGAAACCGAGGGCCGGGATATCGAAACCTACCTCAGCTAGATCAACAATCGTTTCCTCGAGCTGAGGTAGATTCCATTCGGCCAATTCAGCGGAGCGATTGAGCGCCAGCGCTAGCGCCCTCGCTTCGCTTTCATTGCCTGAGTAAAGGACAGTTTCAATCTGTTTCCAATTCAGTCTCTTGGCGGCTTCCAGCGTCCCGTTACCGCCTATCACAATTCCATTCTCATCCACTACAATCGGCAAGCATTGCCCGAATCGGTTCAGAGATTCTCGTATCGCTTCTAGGTTTCTTTCGCTGTGTGCTCGTGCGTTTCTTGGATCTGGTTTCAGTTCATTCAGGTTTCTGGTTTCGATTTTCAGGCGCGGGGCTCTGGTTTCTGGTTTCGGTATCAGATTCGGTTTCTGGTTTCTGGTTTCTGGTTTCGGGTTCACACAGAGACCGTAGCACGGTGCTCAACGCGATGCAAGCTCGAAATCGATTTCGATGAGCTCTTGTTGGTCTCGCTCGAGCCAGCGATCTAATTTAGCGATCTCTTTCAATAATTCCGTGGCTTTAGAGTTTTTCTTTCGCATACGGATTTTTAGAAAAGAGGCCCTGCTTTTCAAATGCGCCGTCCAATCGCCGGTCAAGTCTCGCATTTTTTCACCTCCGGCCGACGCACCTTGCACCCGTACTCTCGCTCCATTTCGAGAATCTCCTCTTCGGTAAAATCGCCGTCCAGGAGCGAGCGGCACGGCGGAGGCTCGAACTCGAGCAACAGATCTGGACTCATCCTCACCGTGCCTTTAGGGTCCTTATTTTTTGGGTTCTTGGGGGTAAAGACCATGTCAAGAATCCTTTCCAAGATTTGATCTGTGATCGCAGATAACCGAGATTCTATTGCCATCCTGATGCGTCTCCATAGGGATCCAATCAGGGCCGGGAGGCCGATCACTCGGCTTAACTGCGGGTCGGCAAATCCAGACGTAGGTAACTGGTACGTCTGGAGTTCTAGCGCAGTCGAGTGCGTAGGCAACAAAGCTCGGGCCAATTCTTCGGCTTTTCGGGCTTGTTCGCGCTCGAGGCACCCTCTCATCTGCTCGAGCGCTCGGTACCGTTCGGGCAGCAGAGCCAGAGCCTCTAGCGCTTTTTCTTTTGATTCCATGCACTTACCGCCTCCTAAGTTCGGGTTTATATTTCGCCTCTTAAAATCTTATTGAATACCAGCCACGCTTTATCGCGTACTCCTAGCTTTTTCGCGGCTTGCCAATCCGGGCATTCTCCCAACAAATTCAACACGATCAAGCTCGCGAGCTCGAGCCATTCCGGGAATGTCAACTCGATAAAATAATC